ACCTGCGGCAAAAAGTATGAACTTTTCTTACCTAATTATTCACACTTGTATCGAATGCGGCCAGAAATATGAAGGCGAATCAAGCTGCCTCTTCTGCGGAGCAAAGGACAGCCACAAGTATCTTCATATTCACGAAACCCAGGAGACCTCTTGTGGCACCTCACGATGTGCCAGCGACTGCCCTCTACAATTCACTGATTACGCTCACCGCACAAATTACTGTCCCCGTAAAGGCGAAAACCTAACCGAGTCCAATATAACCCTCAACCTTCGCCCCGACCACTTCAAAGACCCTCTTATGGACGAGGAGACCGAAGACAAGTTCCGCATCCTCAAAGGGGCAGGATATATCACAGCCGACGCTAAAATAAACCTAGAGGTCTCTGGGGCAAAGACAATAAAGATTATTACCCAATAGCTAAATTACTCACACATAATACTATGATTTACTGCTATCACTATACTGACCCCGTTAAGCTCCTAGTCCACTTCCTTTACGACCAAACATTTCCACCTAATTATGATTTCTGGAAAGAACTAAATGTCTGTAAAAGATAATATCCTCATATTCGAGATATAAGGGGTCATACGGGCGATGTTAGACTTTCGAGTGTGATTAGACCTTCCTGCCCCCATAAGTGCGGCAGAGAGGCTCTCATACAATCCTATGCACTTGTGCAATCAATTTCACAAACCAATTATGTTTATATTTCCTGACATTTTAATCTGCCGCCATTGTTATAAAGTGGTTGTCAATAGCTATTTAGAGGCGTGCTCCTGCACCAGGGGTGCGGAGAATCACAACGGCAATCTGCTTATTTCTAGTAGTTTACCTGAGATTGATAAGGGTTTTTTCCAAAATGACCCGGATTGTAATAATTGTCGTGGCCGGGCCTGCCATTGTGATAGCTTAGATGATTGTAATGTTTGTCCTCAGCGGTCGTGCGTGGCTCAAACCAAGAAGTCGCATTATGGAGATGATACCAGCTATTTCCCCTGTAACGCAGGCCTTTCGTTGCCCCACTCCCCGGACTACCCTTACTCCCGCACTAAGGATTACATCGCCTACCGCAATGCTTGGTATTATGACGACACCTGGGGGCAAGGGCACATCAACATACCCTCTAAGTCTAAGGGAGAAGCCTCACTCACTCTGTCCCCAGGCACCCACTCGTCTTACGTGCTTTATGAACCACATTTAGAGATAGTTCATATCCTCACCAGAAAATCCGTCGATTTTTATATGTCCTATGGAGGTAAGCATCTTGTTTCTCGTGCCGCAACAGCCGACGAGGCTATTTTTCAGGGCATTTGGGGCCTGACGGTTAAATAATCCCAGAAAATATAATTTTTACCCTTGACATTTCCTGGAAGTGTGTTATAATGGGGGCAAGCCAATAGAAAACAAACCTATGAGTTATCTTAAACAACACTTAGACGCGTTTATAGAGATAGAAGCAAGAGCCTCTATTGCGATAGATGAGGACCCTAAACATAAAACATGCTCTATTAGCAACATAACGTTTAAGGATTATGTGGCGGCGTATGGGGCAGGAGAGGGTGAGATAGAAGAATGGAAAGGACTACTAGTAGATGAAGATAATCAAAAAGATTAATGATGGTGGCACACCTCCTGCCAAAAGCTGTACAATATGCGGCAGGGCAGTTTATGGGGAGCTACACGAAATATCACTCAAAGAACGTTTATGCGAGAAGTGTTACACAATCCACCTAGAAGGGCAATATGATAGAGCAGAATGATGACATTTCCTCAGATGGTGTGGTAGAGCCCCTTTGTGAGATAGGGGCACTAGGTGCAAACGCCTACGTGTATTTCTGCACCCCAGAGGAGTTTAGGGCCGTATGTGCGGAAGAAGTAGATTTATGCGATGATAAGCTGGCTAGAGGGGGCGTGATAGATAAAGCAATGGCAGCCAGTAGTGCCTGTATTGCTTGTAGTGGCCTCCATGTTCCAATGTTGGATATTATCTGGGTAAACTCACTTGACGAGGGCTATGCGTTTACTTTCGTACATGAGTTGGTACATTTTTGGCTTCATTGGCTGGACGTGGACCATGAAGCGGAGATTACTTATGATATTTCAGAGATTGCGGCACGGGGGATGGAGCAATCTATGTTTAAAATTAATGAATCTCTTCCCCCGGATAAGAGGCCATTTAGGGTGTTTGATGAGCCTGCGGCAGATGAACAAAAGCCCGCAGCCGTAAAACGTTTAGAAGAACTTAACTTAGGAGAGTAGAATGAAAGAGATTACTTGGGAATTTAAGGGAGACGTGGAAACGGTAGTTATGGATAATGATGGTTGGTACTCGTTATGCGAAGGGTATTTAGAGCCCGAGAAGATTCTAGCGGACGAGGAGCAAATAAAGAAGGTTCTTGAGGCTAGAGATACGCTGGAGAGCTTTTTCGGAGCATTGGAAGACCAGGACTTTTATGAAGAGTGTTAAGTGATTATCTAGCTGGTTGGTTAGCGAAGTGGACGAACGAGGCGGAAAATTTAAATGGGGAATTTGTGAGAAATGTTGTTTTTTGGTACATGGACACCAGGAGGAATTAGTTTAGCTTTATTCGCATTAGGTGTTTCGGTTTTCCTATTCCACCTATTTCGCATATTTGCTATACAGGATGGGACCCAGCAGAGGAGGAATTTAAAGATGGATGACGGAGGATGGTTATTGTTAGTAGCGATTATTTATTTTAGCCTTTTTGCAGACTAGCTTCAGTAACTCAGTTGGTTAGAGTGGGGGTCTTATATGCCCCTGGTCGGAGGTTCGAGTCCTCCCTGAAGTATTTTTGGGGGCGTAGTTTAACGGTAGAATTCTGCCGCAACGCGGCAGGGAATTGAGGTGTTGATAAGCACCAGATGTTCCCGGCAAGCTGTGGCGGAGGTCCTGGTTCAAATCCTGGCACCCCCGTTTATTTAAGCTATCCTAGCTCAACTGGCAGAGCAGGCGGCTGTTAACCGCCAGGTTGCAGGTTCGAGTCCTGCGGGCAGTGTTTTGGGGGTTGTTAAAGTGCAAAACAGCGGACTGATAATCCGCGGGCCGCAAGATAGCGGCTGACCCCTGTTTTGTGCAATCAATTTCACACTTATCTATTATATTTATCATGCCCCCAACTACCTCTATATTAGACAATTACCTTGAAGAGCTGGAAACCCAGCAGTCTCGTATGCAATCTATCCGGCAAGAATTTATGGATAAATGGTATGCGTTGCGAGACGTCCCATTAACTGGACTTATGTCCAAACATAGGGTTTACTGCCCAATGCGTGAGGACATAGACGGATTTTTATCTAAAAGGTATCCGCCAGCATATGATGATCTTTGTGTTCGCCAAGACAGGGGACTTGTCTGGGAAAAAACCGAGTTTGGTTACCAGAACCCTCACTCCGAAAAGTTAATTTATATCCCATTGGGACCTATGACAGCGAAGATGCTGATAGGTTTACAGGACTGGCTTCTTCAAAATGCCAGCATTGTGTTATTTGATATTTTACGTGATTGCGGCAACCCAGCCTCTCTCGATTCGTGCGAGGCGATAGCCGATGCGGCAGACGCAGAATGGCGACACATAAGAGGATTAAAATCTAAAGTGGAGGGCTACTTCAAGTGACACCAACAATCGACTTTTCCGACCATCCCGACACCCAGAATACTCCCAAAAGCGGGGCACTGATGTTTTGCGGCAAGGCATTTGTTATCTCGATGATAGCAGGAGTCCTCCCCCTGGGGGCAGAATACCCAGTGAGGGTAGCTTGTATGTTCTGGGGGGCAGTAGCATATACAGCAGTAACAAAAGCACTAGATTATCTTCTAACAGAGCACGAGGAATAAGATGGGACGAATTGATTTTTATGATGGTTGGGGGGCGAGATGTGAAGCTTTATCTAAAGAACTAAAAGAATTAAAGAAGGAACAGTAAATGGAAATTGCACTTATTATTGTCGGGCTATTGGTTATTTATCGGGAGTTTACTTGGAGGCGGGCATATCATGCGTTAGAGCAAGAATACCATGACGGAATACTCACGCTATTTGCCAATATCCCCAAACTTTACGAGCAATATACAAAATATCGCGAGGAATCTCTAGAAAATGAGACCACCCCCCCTTGAACAAAGAGCAGAAATATGCTATAATGCTTTCTTTCAAGTTTATACTTAACTCCAAGGAGGGACTATATGGCGAAGAAACGAGCCAAGAGGGCCAAGAAATCTACGAAGAAATCACCTATTTCTAATAAGTCTCCTTTGTCTGATGGGGCAGAGATTGTATCTAAAGTAATTGATGAGGTATCTGATGAGGACCTCGAACAGAGCTATTCTACGGAGAAATCTGTTGAGAAGCCAGCTATTCGTAGGGTTCAGGCCCCAAAACCTGCGGCAGCGGAGCAAGTAGACGAGGGCGTGGAGCTGGTTGTTAACCAGCAAGCAGCGTCTATTAAGCGGGTTCGACATAGAAACTATTTGAAGAATCCAGAGACACATAAGCGGGCAGATAAGTGCGGCGGGAGTAAAACATCTCCCAATCCAGTAAAAGAGGCGGACAAGTTGAAGAAATTGGGATTGAAATAAACTTGGACCCACTAGGTGGGCCCCGCGAGTTTTGGCGGACCTAGCGATAATAAAAACCGCCAATTTAATACACAGGAGTATGGCGAAGAGGGAGCGGTGATGCAAGAGGCGAGGCGGGCGGTTGACCGCAATCTCGAAAGAATGTTGACAGGCACGCTGAATGGATAAGCAGATGAGCAAAAGAATACAACGAAAATCCGCCTGGAAATACAACATCGGTGAAGACAAACCCGGCAACGCAGTGTGCGTGACCGAAGGAACGCCGTGGGCCCGCTTTAATTAATAGTAAGAACATCCCTTGGAATCTCAATGAGTTTGCGGCAGATTGGCCGAGGATGTCAGACGAGGAAAGAGAACTGACGGCTAGGGCTTATTTAGCTGAAAGGGCATCTATCTTGGATTGCTATGAAGAAGGTCTTCCAAGATACCTCAAGGATTGCGGCAGGAATCTCCGAAAACTAGAGGACGAGAAAGAGCATAGAAAAACGCACAGGGGAATCTTGGGAGAAATCGGAAATGGTCGCTGATGACGCGAAAGACCAATAATGACTTGTGATTTTAAACCTGATTATCGAGTTATTCCAGGGGCGACACTTTTAGAGGTGATGCAACACGGCCATTTCTCAGTAAGAGTCCTTTCCTGGATAACTAAAATCTCAGAAGAATACATTATGGGCATTCTCAAGGGAGATGAAAATATAACAGAAGAGATTGCGGCAAGACTAGAATTTGCTACTAAAGTCCCTAAGTGCATATGGTTTAACTTACAGAAGAACTTCGACGAACGAGATGGGGCGAAGATTATCAAATAAACGTCTAGGCGAACGTCATCGACCTTGAGGGTGAAAGCCCAACAGGATTTCCTACCAGTGGTAGTGGAACTTGCCGAGGCCTCCGCAGAGCCAGTTTATCAAATCTGCGGTTTTTATTATTACTTTAATCACAGGAAGTGATTATATGTCAGAGCTATTAAAGCACTATGAAGAAGTAGTTGGCAAAGGAAGTACGGAATTACCTGGCGGCCAGACAGTACATAACTCTGACCTAAAGGATTTCCGCAATAAACCGGCTGCCGCAAAGAGGGCCCATGCCTACCAGCTACGGTTGCAGGGAAAAACTGTACGTTGGATAGCTGCTTTATATGACGTAGATGCAGGCACTGTTTACAAATGGCTGAAACAATGCACCGAGGAATACCTTAGTTCTTTTGAGACTAATTCCGGGGCAGAGGTAGTAGCCGATAATCTAGCATTCCTAGACGAGCTAGAAGCAATTTGTCTTGCCGAGATTTCTGCGGCAGGAAAGGAACCAGAGTTTGACACTAAAACAGGTACGTTTAAGACAAAAACTTCTCCAGACGCTTCAAAGGAGAAGAATACCTGGGTACAGACACTTCTGAAGGTTCGAGACTCCAAAATAAAGATACAGGCCCAGGTTGGTATTATGCCATCTGAGGCAGATGGTTTGTATAGGAAAGTAGACGAGAACAAAGTAGACAAGACTGCGGAAATAGCAAAAGCTAACGAGCGGACTGAAGAAGAACTAAAAAAAGACGTAGAAGATTTATTCAAGGGCCTTGAGACCCTTTAAGCCATGGCGGACCCGCTACTACCACTGTCTGGGGCACCAAGGTCCTCACTAGTCAAGGCTGAGAAGCTCTTGCAGCTTCGTAAGCAGAGGTATGAATTTGCTACTAAGTACCACCACAGCACACGTGGCGAACCACTAGATTTTAAAAATTACCCGCACATCAAGGCACTGTACAATTCGGTTGCGGCAGAAATAGCAGTACAAGGCTCTACCCAATGTTTCAAAGCCCAGCCATTGACCTCGAAGGTCCACACACCAGGCGGTTGGAAGTTGATGGGGGACTTGAAGGTAGGCGACTTGGCGAGTACCCCAGATGGGGGCCAGGCACCAATTACGCAGGTACAGCCCCAGGGCAAGAAGCAGATATACAAGATAGTATTATCAGACGGCAGAGAGGTAGAGGCTTGTGCCGACCACCTATGGCAGGTGCGGAGAAAGAATGATGACGGGACGTTAGGACCAGAGGGCATCTTGACGACTAGCGAGATTTCCTGTGGTATGAGCACAAAGGATCACTCCTTTGTCCTGCCCACAAATAGGCCAATTCAAAAGCCAGAACGAGACCTACCCGTTGACCCTTATCAGGCCGGGGTAAACACAGCACATAAAGTAGCTTTAGTGCATACCGAGATACCTGAGGACTACTTGGAAGGGGCACTATGGCAGCGGTTGGCCTTTCTCCAAGGTATTTTAGACACTAGCGGGATAGTTAAAGATGAAATCAGCTTATATTCACGTTGCGAGACCTGGATAAAGCAAGTGCAGCATTTAGTTCTATCTCTCGGCGGGACTACAACGCTCACTAAGGCAGGCAATTATAGGCTTGATATTTATTATGAGGCCCCACAAGCACTATTCCAGAGTTATAAGAAGATTGCGGCAAGTGAGACATTAAAGATAGCTCCTTGCGGGCCGACAATTAAATCCATTAGTGCGGCAGGAATAGAAGAAGCACAATGTATAGTAATAGACCACCCAGACCACTTATACCTCACAGACGGCTACGTAGTAACGCACAATAGTGAATGGCTAGTAATCGACCACCTCGCTGCTGCTTCAATTGGGCTTCAGATATTCTTCGTACTCCCCAAGTACGATATGATGAAGAACTACGTCCAGAACCGTGTCGATAGGCCGATTGGTGCGGTAAGAGAATATAAACAATTCTCAAAAGACGGCTCATTTGATAATGTTAATATGAAAGCCTTTGGGAAAGGTGTTATCAAATATGTAGGGAGTAACGTCGTTGCTGATATGCGGGAATACCCGGCGGACTGCTTATATGTTGAAGAAGTAGACCAATGTAACACGGATAACCTGAAGTTGGCGGTTGACCGCCTTCAAGCTAGTCCGTTTAAATTCAAGAGACGGCTTGGAAACCCCTCTCATGTTGGTAGTGGCATTAATGCGGCTTTTCAAGAGTCCAGCCAGCAAGCCTGGCACACTCCCTGCGATAAATGCGGAGAATACTCGGAGTTGGACTGGTTCACTACTGTTGTTGAGTCTGTTAAGGACGCAGACGGGTCTATACTTGAGTATAGACTTCGTGACAGGGAGTGGGAGCCTGGTATTAGGCGAGACATCAGGCTAGTTTGCCCAAAGTGCGGTGAGGGGACACTCCAACGAGGAGACCAATCAGGTAAGTGGGTAGCGAAGAAGCAGAGTGTAATTGAGGGATTTCATATCTCGCAGCTTTGCTCGGAGCTTAACTCCGTCAGTAGTGTGTGGCAGGCTTTCCAAAAAGGTCTTAGTGACCCAGTTGAGCTTCAGCACTTTTACAACTCCTACCTTGGATTGCCTTTTACGGCAGAGGGCAACAAGGTAACAGAATCTACTTTGGAGCGGGCCACTGGCGACTATGACCTGGTAATTAAGCCCGACTGTGCCCACATACAGGGGGACGGGCACTACGGCCCATGTTCGATGGGTGTGGACGTTGGAGGCAACTTAGATGTGAAGATTTCATATGTACCCGGTGATGGTACGCGGCAGATGGTTTACATAGGTAAGGTAAAACGCTTAGCGACATTATATGAGCTAATAGAACGCTACAACGTAGAGAAATGTGTTATTGACTCTATGCCCGAAACCAAGCTGGTACAGGACTTCCAGGACGAGGCGATGTGTGATGTGTGGGCTTGCCGGTATAGCGGGGAGGGCTCCGACAGAAGAATGCGGTACGATGTTAATGAGCGGATTGTTACAGTAGACCGGACAGAGACACTAGACCGCTCATTCTCGGACTTGAAGACAAAGAAGACAATCCTCCCTAAAAACTTCCGCAGTATTTTCCAAGGTGAATTCACGAGGGAGATGACAGGTCCAGTTCGGGGCGTAGTGGAGGACGACAAAGGAAACAAGAAATATGAGTGGTCAAAATGTAAGGACCACCAAAGACACGCAGACGGATACGATATGCTTGCGGCAAAGATGATGAGCGATTCGATGGTAACAGATATTTATATTGACTAGAGTAAAACAGGAGTATTAATTATGACAAGTGAATTAATTGAGAGTTTGGATGGAGATTTGAAGAGCTTCCTAGAAGCATTTAAGGAGTATTTGCAGGACCAGTCTTTTGCAATGCACGTATTGCCGGAGGCTGAGATGGAAGCACTCTTTGAGAAACTGAACCAAGAGAACCTAACAAAGCCGCAGTTTCAGCAATACTGTGAGACCGCGACCTTCCAAAATAGCCCGGACCGGCAGGAAACGGGCAAGACATTTGGAAGTATTGCTATGATGTTCCTCGACAACTACCTGACTGGGCAGGAGGAAGAGGAATGAAATATCATCTATGGATGGCGGCCATCTTAATTTTCGTTGCAGTATTAGTGTCGCAATTATCTAGCTACATGAGTAGAGAAGAAAAGGAACCTGTATTGCGGGCCATTCCTTCCGAGTATATCACAAGAGTAAGAGTCGTGTATAATGAGGATGGGACAGTGAAGAAGAAGCTGTTATTCCTCCAACAGCTTTAACAGAATGGATTCTGATGAGTAAGATTAATAAAAGTTTGCATGTAATTTTATCAGATGTTCACGTCCCATTTGAGGATAAAGAAGTCTGTCAACTGGCCTTTAATTTTATTAAGCGGGAAAAGCCTGGTACTGTCCATTTGCTGGGAGATATTTGTGATTTTTATACTTTATCACGATTTGATAAAGACCCTAGTCGCAAGCTGACTCTACAAGATGAGCTAGATGCTACCAAGGCGTGGTTAGGCAAGTTGCGGAAATGCGCACCGAAAGCCAAGATTATTTATTCACAAGGCAATCACGAGGCACGCCTCACAAAACACTTAAAGTCAAAGGCACGAGAATTAGCCTCGCTGAAGTCGTTGAATATCCCAGACCTACTTGGGCTAGATGAGTATAATATCTCTTATTTATTAGAGGACGACGCCTATATGATTGGTAACGACATTACATTGGTTCATGGCGAGTATTGTCGAGCTTCTGGGCAGACACCCAAAGAATACTGGCTCCGCTTAGGCACAAGCGTAATTATGGGGCACACCCATAGACTGACTACTTTAAGGCACACATCCAAGAAAGGTACTAAGCAAGGCTGGGAAAACGGGTGTCTTTGTACGATGTATCCAGAATACTTGCGGTATCCAGATTGGCAGCAGGGGTGGACAGTAGTACAGACCTGCGGCGATATGGAAGAAGTGCGGCAGATACTAGTTAAAAACGGAGCCTACATGTACAACAACAAACTCTACAAAGTGCCAACTAAGGAGTAAACAAATGTTATTGATTATTTGTGGGAATTCTGGTGTTGGGAAGACCTGGCTTGCTAATCAGCTCCCCTTGGAGAGGATTACCACTACTACCACTAGGGAGCCCCGTGACAGGGAAACAGATTACGAATACGCAAATTCGGATGATTTCATGGCAGCCTCCGGTAGAGGCGAGTTGGTAGCTTGCTCTTATGTGTTTGGTAATTGGTACGGAGTACCTTATTCAGAGGTGGGGGACGGAAAGTCAGTTATTTTAGATGATATTGGGATGACGGTTCTCCGCACTAGTTGCTTAGACGTATTTGGAGAAGACTTAGAAGTAGTATCAGTATTACTCGATTGCGAGTCCAGAGACACTCGCGGCAGGGATGATATACCATTCAGCCCCTGTGAATTTGACTATGTGTTTAAATCAGGTGAGGAGGCCTTAGAGACGCTGACCGCCTTAATTGAGGAGAGCTAAATGAATATTCTTTTTCTAAGTAATGGTTGTGTAGAGACTGCGGCAATTCAAGCCCTCTTTGACAGGGGTGACGAAGCAATCGTTATTGACGATTTTGACGAATCTACTATACCCCTACCGGATATGGATGTAGCTGTTTGTCTGGGGGTAATGCCAGAAACAGTAGATAAGCTAGACTGTCCTATCGTGACTATGGCTATTCCCCCGCTTTACGGGGGCGATGTACACGGAGTAGTGCGAGACATTTGCGAATATGTACTGGATGACCCAGAATACACACCACGCAGTAATAAGATTGTTAGACTAGTTCCGATGAAGGATGTAGTTAGTAATCTTATCCGGCTAATTGACGGCGAGCCCCAAACAGACTTGCCGGAATCTCCTATCTATCTTAGTAAATTAACGGCCTTGGTCCATCGTTTTCGTGCCGCGAGCGACCTCCCCGGTCCTGTGCAGACGACCAGTAACTTTGAGCAGGCAATTCTCGACACCTTCAACATCACACGTGCGGCAAGGGGAGAAGGAGGAGACATTGATTTACAAGAAGCTATTGCTAAGGTAGCCACTCCTGAAGAGGTCTCCGAAGAGATTCACGAGGACTTTGACGATGACTTCGACGAGGATTTCGAGGATGAAGCTGAGTATGACGAGTCTTATGGGGGGTTTTACGAGTGAAATTGATTGCACACTTCGCATGGACTTGGGAGATTGCCTTGGCATTATGGCAACCCTCCCAGATAACTCAGTTGACCTGGTTTTGTGTGACTTACCTTACGGAACTACTAAGTGCAAGTGGGACGTTTTAATTCCTTTTGAGCCGATGTGGGAGCAGATTTGGCGAATAGGTAAGCCCGACGTAGCCGTGTGCTTATTTGGGGCAGAGCCTTTTAGTAGTTCATTGAGAATGTCGCAACTGAAGTGGTTTAAGTATGACTGGGTGTGGGATAAGGTTACTGCCCGTGGGCATTTAGTCGCCAAGAAGAGGCCAATGGCCCAGCACGAAACTGTCTCCGTTTTCTACAAGAAAGCTGGCAGGTATACCCCGCAGATGGTTGACCGTCCTGTGGACAAGCAGGAAGTCCATAGAGCAACAGATAAAGGGTTCAAGAGGAGTGAGATTGTTGGAGGCAACAACGACGGCCCTAAGTCCGAGATGGTACTAAGGAAAACATGGTATCCCAAGACTATTCAGACCTTCTCAAATGCGGCATTGCCCAATAGGTTACACCCAACCCAAAAACCTGTCCCCTTACTTGAGTATTTGATTAAGACTTACACAAAAGAAAAAGAGACTGTGTTAGACTTCACCGCAGGTAGCTTTTCAACCGGGGTTGCGGCAATGAATTTAAGTCGGAGTTTTATTGGAATCGAATCAGACAAAGATTATTTTAATGCGGGCAAGAAAAGAATAAGCGAAGAGAGTAAAAACAAACAAATACACTTAACTATAAATGAGTAAGCTAGAACTTTTATTCCACCCCACAGACGCCTGCCCATATTCAGAAGATATGTACGGCATGAACCCAGAGGGGCTAGAGCCCGAGGGGGCTTTTGGAGACGACTTTCATCTTTTACCGGAGCATAGAGCCCGGCTAGAAGCCATTAAGCGGAGACGGATACTCCGTGACTATAATCGAGGAGACGATAATGAGCGAACAAAATGCAGAAGCACTGGCCGCTGACCACCCACTTTCGCAGGCATTAGACGCAGAGGTAGCAAAGTCTATGGAGGGTGTAGCCACACCCGATGAACCTGACGAGCCACTTATTGATACGGTCTACGTTGTGGGGGATGATGACCAAGTTCGTACTTCAGACGAGTTGCTCCTAGATATGATGGAGAATTCCCCATCCGATGAGCGGTGGGCGAAACTTAAAACATCTGAAGGCGACGGCATTCGTGGGGTAAAATCCGTCTCTAAAACAGTGCAAGGTTCCACTCAGTCTGAGAAGGAGCTCTATGCCTGCGGCATTGATATGTATAATGCTGTTCCTCCGCCGTATTCACCGGAGTTTATGCAAAGTATCTTTGATGTTGACCCGACACACTTTAGCTGTGTGGAATCTAAGGTCAGCGACTCTGTTCAGCGAGGATACGTGATTAAACCTAGTCTACCCATTATTCCTTATGGGGAAAAGCCTGAGAAGGGTTCTCCGCCAAGTGTATCCCAAGAGGCAGTGGATAACGAAGTTACTATGATTGAGAACTTCATAGACACTTGTAACGAGCGGATGGGCTTTGTTGGAGTGCTTACGCGAGCTTGCATGGACCACGAGAGCATTGGATGGGCGGCGATTGAGGTAATTCGCGGTAAGGATAAGACAATTAAAAAGATTGCCCATATCCCAGCTAGTAGAATCCGTGTACTAGAGGGATTTAAGGGTTTTGTGGAAATCCAAGAGGGCGGGAAATTCATTTATTACCAGAACTTCGGGGATAAAGTAGTCAAAAAGGATGGCACGCCCATGGAGCCAGGAGATGACCCCCGTCAAGGTGATTGGGCAATGATTAATCGCAAGGATGGAAAAGCCTCCAGCTCTTTCAACCAATCCGCCAATGAGGTATTGTGGATACCGAAACATCACAACGGCTCTATTTATTACGGTAAATCTGACATCGTTCCAGCTATTGGGGACGTGATTGGTAATGTTAATATCCGTGATTATATGCTGCAATTCTTCGAGCATAACACCGTGCCCCGCTATGCGGTCATTGTTAACGGGGCAAAGATGGGTGGAGAAGCCATCAACCAAATTAGGGAGTATTTTCGCAGTTCAGTTAAGGGGCAGGCACACAAGACGCTCCTTATCCCACTCCCCTCTATTAAAGGGGAGGCCTCAATTACCTTTGAGAAGCTGGATGCGGACGAGAAAGAAGGAAGTTTCCAAAATACCAGGAAGAACAACGCCGCCAATATTATGACGGCCCACAGGGTATCTCCTGCGATTATCGGGATTTCTGAGAACTCCGAGCTAGGCTCCGGTAAGGGACTATCACAAGCAGAGATTTACAAGGACCGTATTGTTACACCTCTCCAGGCGCAGTGGGCACGACAGTTAAATCTGATGTTCCAATTGGGGTTAGGTGTGTCAGAAGTTAAGTTGCAGTTTATTCCGCTTGACATTCGGGATAATCAGGCAGAGATGCTTATTTACACCGGGTATCTCGATAGGGGAGTGTTATCTATCAATGAAGTGCGGAAGATGGCTCGTTTGGGCGGCCCTATTCCAGGAGGCGATAGATATTATATCGCCACTACCGGGGGCATTGAGTTTATTGACCAGATGACGGACGCCGAGGGGGCAGAAAAGCAACGGCTAGAGGACGAGATTAATATGCTGAAGGAATCCTCAGCTATTCGAGCCTCTGCCCAATCCGGGGGCGGGAAGATAACAAGACCCCCATCAGCCCATGCCAGGAATGATGGAGACGCATCCTCAAGAGCTAAAGAATAATGACTCAAGTAAGGTTACAACTAGAACGCTCCTATCAGAAGCAGCTACAACGTTTCCTAGCGAAATGGTATGCTTCTTTTGGGAGGGTTCTACGTCCGTACCTTTCAAATCTGCGGCAAGAATCATTAAGAATAAAGAAACTACCTAGAGCTCAGAGGAAGGACGCTACGAACATCGTCCTTTCTGAACTAGACTCTTTTGTAACAGAAATCAAGAAATCCCAAGAATTTTACGATTACCAGGAGTATACTTATGTGTGGTTAGTCCGATTCTACGAGTTAGGGGCTATAGATGCCTCTGCTTCGATAGGCTACCCCGCCACTTCAACTAGGGTGAACAGGGCACTTCAGCGAGTATACGTGGCTAAGGAGGAGAAACGACGTTTCGAGTTGAAAGACGGACTAATCCTGTTTATGTTGCAGGATAGGGCCTATTTTTCTAGTGTTTTGGCGGCAGAGACTATGATAAGAGATGCCAAGAAGCTAATTAGGGATAAGTTCTTTAAATCAGATTCGGCAGTAGAAGAACTAGCTACTGAAATGACTACTACCTTCGACAATATGTCCATTAAGCGGGCAAGAACGATAGTAAGAACAGAATCCCAAGTAGCTATAGGAAATGCCACGCATGATATGTATAAGCGGTCTGGTATCGAGTATCATACTTGGCTATCTGTGGGGGACAAGCAAGTAAGACCCGCCCACAAGGACAATGACGGCACGACGGTTAGGGTAGGAGACCCCTTCCAGTCAGGACAGATACACACTGGAGACGGACCCCTAGCAACGAATTGTCGTTGCAGTACCATGCCTGTTATTATTGATGGGCTATCATTCTGGGGCGGAGGAGCTCTATTACCTGTTATTTAGGAGAACAGATGAGATATAATATTGATGGAGTTAGTAATTTATTGGCTAAATATAACAAAGCTGCCCTAGCTGCCGCTATTTTGCAGTCCGGGAAAAAGCCGCTGTTTTGTAGACGATTTTCCCGCAGACATTTTGAGTGGGTGAATAGGGCGGTTGTTGCGCTGTTAGATGTAACTAAAACAGAGTTGGGCGATTATATTATCCCAGAAGAGGAAACGCTCGATAAGGTTAATGGGCGAAGAAAGCCTACTGGGAGATTACAATCCGTGCAGTTTACGGACGACATCTCCCTAGCTCAATTGCCGGATGGAGGCCTTATGTGGATAACCTCTGGTGATGGGCAGCTAGACCCCACCATTAAAAAAGCCCTCTCAGACCTGGTTCAGGGCGCTAAGTTCTTTCGTGATGTTACTACAACAGACGATTAGTTGGTGTTTTCTCCTGGGGCAGGCCTCTTCCCTGCCCCTAAGCCGCTATTTTTCTAAATTACCCAGATTATCTAGTACCCCCCTCTTGACAAAGCCGTCATTTTGTGTTAGACTAGCAGCTTACGCTACATTCTTTCACATGGAGGTGATATATGGGTACAGAGCTTTGGGTAGCAGATTCCCCGTTTACTTTTAGTCTTACTGATTCCGACAAAAAAGGCCTTGAAGTTCGAGGCTTTGCTTCTGTCGAGATTCCTGATAGGGACAATGAGATTGTCCCACCAGAGGAATTCATATTAGACCGTTACAGACTTGCCCCAATCTTGCAAGTTGACCACAAGTATTGGAAGGATGAAAATGGTAACGATATTTCTGTGGGGCGGGCAAAATACCTTTATGTCGCTCGCATCGAGTCCTCCGACGACCCTGAAACCTGGAACGTCATTGATGAGGATGACGGCGAGTTTATCGACACTTACCCTAAAGCTCTTATCCCTGAACTGAAAAGTGGGGACAGGGGCTTATTTATTATTGCTGAAGTAACAGAACCAGCGGTAATTGAGAGGGTAGAATCTGGGGAACTTAGCACATTCTCTTGGAGAGGCTTATCGCGAGCAGAGGAAAGGCTCAACCCCCTCACTAAAAAGCTCGAAATCGTATTAAAAGACATTGACCTCTACGAAATTTCTCTCGTACATATCCCCGCCAATCCAATGGCCACTTTCATTGCTAGGAAGTCGCTAAGTGCGGTTAAGTTAGATAAATCACGTTTTGAGACCACCTCCCAGGCAGTCACTTACCTGACGGAGCATGGTTTGTCATCGGACAACATCGAGGAGTCCGATAATTTCTTTGTTGCCCTTCAGCGGCCAGAGGCACCACTACCACTCCGAGAGTTGGATGTCTGCAAAGCCGCAACACCGGGGGTATCAATGGTTGTAGGTCCGAAGACGCCTATTACGCAAGTTCTTCCATTATCGGAGGACCAAGTTCTCCTTGATGTTTTATGTAAATTTAATACCATGGAGGTTAATATGAAAACTGATAAAGATACTGAAGTCAGTGAAGATACAGCAAAGAGCCAGGAACCCGTAGAAAACACGGAAGTCACTGAGACTACCGAAGAGGTGACTGAGACTGACGCTGTTTCTAAACAGCTTGAGCTTTTAGGTTCGGCTATTAGCGAAAAGACGTCTACTGGCGTTGTTTCCGCTCTAGCCCCTATGCTTGAAACCCTTACTTCGTCCCTCAAGGACATCGGCGAAGGGCTCAATGCCTTTGTTGCGAAGGTTGTGGAAGAGTTAGAGGAGAAGAAGGAGGAAGAGAAAGAGGCTAAAGTAGAAGAGCCTAAAGAAGAAAAGGAAGCAGTCGAAGCAGTTAAGTCTTCGGACGTCCAAGACGCAATTAAAGAGTCTGAAGAAAAGACCGCTAATCTCCTTAATGAGGCTCTCAAGGGCTTTGCCGAAACTCTAGGCCAAGTGCAGAAGAGTGTTGAAAAGATTGGCGACACTACCCCGGACGCTATTGAGCGTGAAGAGTCCATCAAGGGGGCAGAGGAAAAGAAAGACCTCTGGGCAGGCGCAATCCCAATGGGTTAATTCTCGGGTAATAAGCCTATTTACATTTTTCAATTAAGTTTTTAATGGAGATACAATTATGAGTGATATTTTTAATGGGATTGCAATTCCAAACCTTACGGGTGTCGAAGAACGAGAAAAGTCTGGTTCGGTAATCGGCCCCCAATCTATTCCAAATAGTATGCTGACGCGAGAGCAGTCGGATGCCTTCATCAATAAGATGGTAGACCTCACGACTATTCTCCGTATGGCGCGTATTGTGAAGATGAACCGCCCAACGAAGGAAATCAATAAGCTCGACATCGGGCGTATTGTGACGGAAGGGGCGAACACGACGAGCCGGGCACGAACCCGCATCGTCGATGAGTCGGTCATCCCGCTCACCAGCGTGAAGTACCGCTCGGCATACGACTTCAACCAGGACACCTTTGAGGACAACCTGGAAGGCGAAGCCCTCCGAAATAAGGTTGTTGATATGATGGCCACTCAAGTCGCGAATGACATCGAACTCGCGGCTATTCAGAGTGACTCAACTATCCTCACCGGAGATGCGGCATCAGACGAGAATAACCTTCTTGGTGTTAATGACGGATGGCGTAAAGACCTTCTGGACAATGTTCCCAATGCTCAAATCCTTGAGTGTGGTGGAGCAGCTCCTTCGGAAGACCTTTATTACGACATGATTAATGCTCTTCCTCCACGGTACTCGCGAATGACGAATGACTATAAGTGGCTCGTCCCTATCCGCACGTACAATAAGTGGTGGAAGGATATTGCGGCTCGTCAGACTCAACTCGGTGACGAGATGATTGTCAATGGCGAACTGCCAGGTGCATTCGGCGTTGGTATGGTCAAGGTCACGCAGTTCCCAGAAGACCTCACCTATGGTACGGTTGGTACGGATTCTTCGGACGTATGGCTCACCCCTCCGAGCAACCTGATTTACGCTATCCAGCGTGACATCAAGCTCGAATGGGAGCGAGTACCTCGTACTGACTCGTGGGAAGCCACGGTCCACACGCGAATCGACTTCGCCATCGAAAACCCAGACCTCGTTGTTATGGCAACCGGCCTGAAGATTGATGGAGCCGATTACGTTTCCGGCGCAGCGACTAACCCAACGTAAGAGTTAGAATATGAGTAGTTCCCAAGTACCTGGCATTGTCAGTTTGACCGGCAGTGAACCTGTCGAAAACCTCCCCACCCATTGCGAAGGATTAAATATCTTAGTCGCAATGGGCGGGGGACTTGGGGACGCTCTTATTGCTGTAGGCAGTGTAGCGAAGTATTTTGATGGCGTAGCGATGGTAGACGCGGCAGTGATGAAACACCAATCACCCGTAATAAAACAACTCAAAGGGGTACGAAACGTTTACCAAACACAGGCGGTAAACAACCCCGCATTCCGACGTGAGTACGATGTTTACTTAAACTTCGGCAGGGTATTTAATAACCCTAAAAACCTCCATCAGGAGGATTATTATAAGTTAGTAGGAAATAAAGCAGGCATTGGGGTAGATGTTGGCGAGCTAGAAGGTTTTGACGTAGAACAAGGAAACGAGATATTCCTCCACCCTAGCGCGAGTAACCCCAACAGGCGGTGGACCGAGGAGAAATGGGAAGAGCTGGCGTTTGAGCTTCGAGATAGAGGCTATGCAGTAACCTTCCTTGGCACGAAAGATGAGTTTGGCTTCTCGGCAGAGGGTATTTTGAAGTTGAGTGACGTAGACGAAGACCTGCTATATCAGGTAGCTTGTTTATCGAAGGCGAAATACTTCATTGGTAATGATTCAGGCTTTGCCCACTGTGCGGGATTATTGGGAGTGCCAGGAGCAGTCCTATTTTTCGCCACACGGGCCCAAGACGTTATTTGCCGTTACTCCTCACTCACGGGCATAGAAGTATACGATAAGTTAGGTGTGCAAGCGAATTCATCCCTCAATCCAAGAGACCCAATTTGTTTGAAGTGCATAGAGAGCATGACGCCTGGGGACGTGTTAGAGGCAACTGGGTTTGACACACCAGTAGTTGAAGAGGGTTCAAGAGAGAAGTGTCCAGAGATTAGATTGCCAATCAATCTCCTCAACGAAGATAAGTGCCAAGGATTGTATAATCATTTGTTTAAATATTTTGACCTCTCCGGCAAGGAAGATTCAAACATAACACTAGATGTACAAAGTAGTAAGATTGCATACGTAACAGTTGGTGATAAAGTAAACCACCTCTCGCTCGACTGTTTTGAGAACATTCCAAGGGCCCTTAGAGAAATGCGGAATTAATGGTCTACTACGAAATCGGCTACTGCCTCCCACCGACGACTATTATCGACTGGAATCCAGACCCCAATGAGCTGGATTTTGAGGGCAATTACTTATCCGTTAGTGAGCTTGCAGCCAGTAAATATGACGGAGAGACCATCGACCTCTCTGCGTACTGCGGCGAAGAGATTTATGCGGCCATTCAATTAGCTGAGTCCACGGTAGAGAATATTACCGGGAATATATTTTACGCGAAGCCAGAGGTAAATTCCTTTGACGGTAGACGATACAGGCTATTTTTCCAACCTAAAGTGCCTTATCCCCTCCTCACCATTAATAGTGTGGTTGACCAGGACATATATGGCACTACAGTCACCACTTATGAAGAGAATGTTGACTTTGTTAATTATGGCGGGTATATTGAGTTATCTGGCAAATATCCGGTGAACTCTCGCCGCCAGTCCTGTTCGGCAGGCGTTTGGCCTAGCGGCCAGAAAAATATCGTAGTTGATGGTGTGTGGGGTATGGAGACAACTCCCCCAGAGATTAAAGAGGCTGTTAGGATACTTGCGGCAGAGACACTAGTTCCAGGCTTTTATCAACTGCCGCCCAACGGCATTATTGATGCACAGTGGGATGACTTTGAGGTACAATACGCGACGCCCCTCCAAAAGGGGCAGGCCACAGGCTTTGATAAAGTGGATAATTACTTACAGCCTTTTATTAATTACTCAACGACCTTTCAATTTATACCATAATGGGTTCGAGAATACCACTTCACGGGTTAGCTCACAAAGTTCGAGTGTTTGAAAAGACACCGCAGGACGACGGAGCAGGGGGCATAGAGCTGGGGGCTGAAGTAGATATAATAGCCTCCTGGAAATGCCGTGTGTCCATTTATCGAGATAAAGAGCAGCTAGAGGATTTTGGTCAGGCGGGCAGGAAGCTCTGGAGTGTAATAGGCAAAGTAAATAAGAGTGTAGAGGAGTCACAGTATATCCAATTAGTATCCGGTAACGCCGTAATAGACCAGACAGATGTATTTAGGGTTGTTAGGGTTTATCACGCACAGGACGACTTTGGTAAATTACACCATACGAGTGTTTTGATGGAACTTGAGGACGGAGACACCTAATGCTCACTATCCAGGCAGAATTACGGAAGATACATACCGGCCTGATACAAGCACAGCGGGATTTGCCAGACATTACTTCGCGGGCAATCATGAAGACGATTGACCAAATATACCTTCCACGGTTGAAGAATGTTATGCGGAACCCGGGGGATTATGACCTTGACTGGGACCCAGATATGGAAGATGTCCCAATCCCATGGACGGGGCGGTTTGAAAAGTCACTAAATATAATGTCTTCACAGCGGTCCTCCTTCGACGGCTCAAATGTTACTGTTAGTGTATCGGGAAACGATTACATTTTAAATATTGAGGAGGGGGCTCTTCCCGACGACATCACAAGTAGGGAACCTTTGCGGTCATGGATAGCTACGAAGTGGGCAGCCCAACGTGGACTCACTAAAGCTAGTGTAAAGGCGAACGGGATGAAGTGGGACCAGTTCATTAACGAAATGACGCTCGAGATTCGAGCTAATATTAAATCTCACGGCGGGGTAAGAAGAAGACCCACTATTGAAGAATCATTTGAGATGGTAGAAGATTTAATGGCTCACGGAGCCATGTCGGAAATTAGTATAGAGGTTAGAAGAAGGATAGGATAATGTCCCAAGCAAAACTATTTGGAGCGATTGCAGATAAGTTGCGGCAGGACACCGGAGTAGGCGGGTTAGTAGAATTGACTGGACATACGGCTAGTGACATCCGTATAGCCAGAGGCAATATCCTCACGGAGAGGAAGAACCCTTTTCTTAGCATTGGCATCGAGGCATCTAGTCCCGTCATCTCGGAGGGCGGAGCTCAGACCCAACGTGCCGTGATTAAATTTAGTGCTTATGCTGCTAAAGATATTGACTGTTTGCGACTTGCGGATAGGATGGAGGAATTATTACTCTTTTACGGGAGAAATAATCGAGAGTATTATGATTTTTCGAATGACGAAATATGCAACCAGTCAACGAAATTTCAAAAGCGTATGCGTAGAGTATATGACGAGGATTGTGATACGTGGATGTGTAGCGTATTAGCAAGCATCACATGGGTTATAAAAAGTTAAATAGGAGATATACATTATGGCTGACGCTAATAATATTCTTATAGGTGCCGCTTCCATCGAGTTGAATGGCACAGATATTGGTTTCACTCAAGGTGGGACTACGGTACGAAGCGCGATTGAATCTGTTGAAGTCCCTGCCGACCAGCAGGCAGCAATAGTTCGAAAGGGCGTTTCTATGAGACGAATGTACGTCACGTTTGGCGTATTAGAAATTAGTTTGGATTTTATGGCAGTTGCTTATTCGCTGCCTTCCTCGCAAGTTGTTGGGGGAACGCAACTGACTCTTGGGTACGCAGACTCTTGTTGGGTCCCAAGCCACTCGCTTACGCTGGTTGGTCCTGCCCCCGGCTGCGGCACTAGAACGTGGACGTTTCCAAACTGTAATGTTCTGACAGATACGGAATATGCTATGACGCGGGAAAACGCATCCGTACTCGAAACAGAGTTTGAGGTTATTTCAGACGCCAACGGCAATTTCGGCACTGTCGTTGATATTGTAGCGTAAATAACCAGTGAAATTGATTTCACAATTTTTCATTTAATTTAGGAGATATACATTATGGAATATATTTACGACAATCTCGGTGGTCTGGGTGATTTTACCGTGACTTCTGTGAATACGTCTGGGACTATTTACACGTTCACTATCGTAGATGCCTGCAAGAAGGTCAATACAAGCGTTAAGCTCTCGCGAGCCATCCTTGGTGATGCGATTGACCAGTTTATTGCTACGAACCGTGCGGCCCTGAACACCAACGGTGATTCAGACGTTAAGGGCTCTGACGACTGGCCAGAACCTGGCAACGGCTTCAAAAACGTCACCTGGGAATTCGGTGGCTCTGATGGCAGTGGGCCAGCGGTAGCTACTATGGAACTCACAGCGACTACTAGCATTACGGCTGGCGACATCACTGTATCCGTTCCTTACGCAGACGTTTTGTAAGAAAGAGGATAACAGCCAATGGCTACTTACGAGACCAAAGACATGGCACAGGCAGCTTACCTGTTTTGTCAACCTAACGGAGAGCTCATCGGGCTTGAAGACAAGGGGGTCAGAACGGGTAGGAGCACTGTGTATTTCCAATTCTCCTTCTCCGACTTGTCGGAGGAGGGGGTTCGGAGTATGATATTAGATTATGCTAACGGCAACACCCTCGTTGACCCGTTGGACTACAACAATAAGATGGCAAGCCTTCGGGACTTGCTACACAGTCAATTAAACAAGCGTAGATAAGGAGTAGGATATGGGTAGTAAGAATACGATTCCCACAGAATCGGGGCCGAATAGCCCGAATAACATAGAGATATTACAGCGTCTTGCCAATGCCGGTGAGCCTGCCCGATTAAAGGTATTGGGCGATATGGAGGTACGTGTCAGAGAGCCTAGTGTTCAGATGCTGCCTTATATTCTTGAGAAGGTACAGCCTCTTTTGGCGTTTAATATGGAAGATAGAACAATTCCCCAGCTAATTGCGGGCCTATTGCAGAAAGAAGAAACCAAAGACATTCTTCTCTATTTCGCTCGGCACCTAACATATGTTGACGGGGAAATCCTACCTAACGAGGTGTTTGAGGCTATGGGAGCGTCCGACTGGGTAGCCTGGGCGGTTGCCTTCAAAGAGGCCCTTCATTGGGAGGAGCTTAAAGCAAATTTTTCTCTTCTTGTCCCACCGGAAGCTCTAAGCGAACTAAAAAGAATCGCCCAGGTGGAGACAGCCCAGGAGGAAAGTCTAACACAATAGACTACATTTGTGAGCAGTTTGCGGCAGAATATGGTTGGAGCCTGCCGGAAATACTAAATTTAACTTTTTTCCAACTACAGCACTTAGGGGAGTGTATGGCAGCCCGAAAGGGCAACGAAAATTCACTCCTTTTGCGGATTACGCGGGTGGCACAAGCCGACGGCAAGGCCTTCGAGGACTTTGAAAAAAGCCTACACCCCGTGAAATCCCGGCAACAACCGACGGCAGCAATGGCAGCAGCACCGGCCTCCACGAGCGCACTCCCAGAGGGTATCATAATGGGATAGCTCGTGGGGGCCAGACCCCTTAAATCGGAGAAGATATGGCTAAGAATCTGATTACCATTGGTGCTGATATTAAGAATGCTCTTAACGCTATTACGGCCCTGACGAAAAGGGTAAACGAGTTAGATAAGGCAGTCGCGGCCTCAGAGAAGACGAATAAAACAGCGTCTAAGACCTCCAAGGAATCTGCAAATGCCAATAATGCGGAGGCCTCCGCGGTTAAAAAAGCGACGACCGCACACAAGAGTAAGGCAAAGGCCCTCACCGAAGAGGAAAAGGCACAAAAAGCTCTTCAGGAGATGAACCGCCGAACGGTGCTTGGTCTCTCTCGCTACGCCAAAACATCTAGAGAGTTGGTAAAGTCTCTCCGTAGTATTGGCACCACTAAGGCAGAATTCAAGGCTGTTTCTGACGCTATTCGCAAGTCCGGCCTCTCGCTGGACAAGTTCTACGAATCCACCATTAAGACTAACGGTGCGGCAACTAAACAAGCCCTCATAGTCAAGTCTTTGGCTATGAAGTATAACGAGCTAACGGCCACTAAGATGCAGGCGTTAGCAGCCTCGCAGAAGCAAATAGAAGAGAACCGCAAGCTTAATCTTCAGGTTCAGAAGAATGCTGCCCTGGTCAACGAGGGCACAGTCAGCCTGAAGAAATATCTCACTGCCATGGGGTCTTCTCACCTCATTCGACAGGCTACGGAATCTCTGAAGAAGAACTTCAAGACAGTCCAAGAAGCAAGGGACGCTTATGGTCAGTTGACAAAGAGTGCCAGTGCGGCAAGAATGGCTATTGAAGCCGCTTTGCGGACATTTGAGAAGAAAGCTGCTCAAAGGGCTGCGGCAAGAGCAGAAGCATTAAACGCCTCTCTAATGAAGACTCAGAAAGTAGTCCACCCCCTTATACGTAATATTAAGAGGTATACGGATTACTTACGCAGGCTATCAAGTGAGTCTGGCAGAGCAAAGGGTATCCTTTATAAGTTTGCCAAGGGATTGGATATGACCGCAGTTGCGGCAGTAAAAGCCAGTGCTGGGATAAAGACCCTTACCGGTCGGATGAAGATGCTCGCTGCTACTGCCAAATCACGAGTAGGAAGTATGGTAGGCGGGTTAGAGGGTTTCGGGGTACGCTTGAAGTCTATCGGCTCCGCTATCACAACAGTGCGAACCGCCCTCTTTACGCTTAGTGTGGTGAGCGGCATGGTCTTTGGGCCTATGATTAAGCAGGGGATGGCATTTGAGAAAACGATGTCCTCGGTTAAGGCGGTTGTGGACGACCTAAAGACAGATAGCAAAGAGGCGGCAAATGGATTTAAATTAACTGCTGAGGAGATACGCAATGCCGGGGGTGAAGCAAACGCCATCTTCGCAGAGATGAATACACGAGCTAAGGAGCTGGGAGCAACAACACGTTACACGGCATCTGAAGTAGCTGAGGCTATGCGATTCCTTGGCGTTGCGGGTTTTGAGGCCAAGCAAGTCTTTGACGGAGTAGAAAGCACGCTTACGCTCGCAGCGGCAGGGGAAGTGGACCTCGCCACGGCAGCCGAACTCGCGGCAGACTCTATTAACGCCTTTAAGCTCTCCGCACAGGATGTAAACCGAGTAGCAGACGTATTAGCTCAAACAGCCGCCAGCAGTAACACTACGGTAGATAAGCTCCAGGAATCCTTCAAGTACGCAGCCTCGGTCGGTGCCAGCACTGGTCAGTCTATCGAGCAGGTCTCCATAGCCTTGGGGGCAATGGCAAATAGTGGTATCAAAGCCACACTAGCTGGTACAGGTCTTTCGCAGGTTATGATTAAACTTGTGAAGGGCGGCAAGAATGTGAGGATGGTAGCCAAGAAGTATGGGATTGAACTAGACAGAATCAATCCCACAATGGTTAGCATTATTGACATTATCAAGGTATTCAAAGAAGAAGCTGTATCTGCTGGTGATGTGATGGACATGTTTGGTGTCCGTGCCGGTCGTGCTCTGATGACGCTTGTTAATACTAGCTCCGATACTCTTAATACTCTCAGCGAGAAAATCAATAACAGCTTCGGTGTGGCACTAGAACAAGCTGCTATCCGCTTGGACAACGTGTCTGGTGCCTTTACTATCCTGAAGTCGCGGTTTGAGACTTTGAATATTGAGATATTCGAGGCAATTAAAGAGGACTTGCGGGAATGGATTGAGTGGGCACAAGACGCTATTACTATTACCATTGAGTGGGTAAAAGCCAACAAGGAGCTAGTAGCATCTTATGCGGAAATGGGGATTAAGATTCTAGCAATAGTAGTACCCCTCACCGCTTTGGTAGCGGTATTGGGTAATTTAATCTCCGCTATGGGGAGTATTCTGTCTCTGATAACCCCAATCATATCTGGGTTAAGTGAGATTACTGGCATTACGGCGGCATGGGCAGCCGCGGGGACAGGACTAGTAGCTAAGATAACGGCTATCGGCAGTGCGTTAATGTCTCTAACGGGTTGGTTAGCCCCTTTAGTTGCCATTGGTACGTTAATTTACGAAAATTGGGAAGATTTCACCGACTTAATTCAACAATCATGGAGCTCGGTAATCAAGCCCATTTTCATGATGTTTATAGCGGCGATTAAAGGCATTTGGGATAATATTTCTACGGGTTGGGCCTTTTTATCCAAAGCCTTTGGTGGGATGGTAAGGTCTGTCACTAAGTTAGTCGCCGCGTTTAAGCCTCTATTTTTGCTTCTGAAGCCCCTCGGTTATCTTCTTGGGACTGTATTAGGGCAGGCATTCAATGTGTTGGGCTACGCCATAGGTGGGGTAATGGACCTCATCTCAAAGTTAGCGGACTTGGTATCTTATTTGTTATCGCCTCTTACAAACTTGGCCAGGGCTTTTGGGCTGATTAAGGATAAGTATTCAGACTTAAATAAATCTACGGATGATTTTGTTAAGAGGTCTAAAGCTATTTTGAAGGCTTTAGAGTCGGAGGAGGACCAAGCAAACAAGACAGCCGTCGCCCTAAACAAGAAGAATAAGGCGGAGAGGGGGGATATAGACCCAGATGATGCGGAAGGCACTAAATCTGCATTAGGCCTCTCTGAAGGAGCCAGTAAAGAGAGGGTCTTAGAGGGATTAGCCGGGGATGTAGAGGGATTTGACGAGGGGTCTACATCCTTTAAGCAGTTAGAGGCTGCCACCGCCCTAGTGAAAAAGAGGTTTGGAGATGTCTTAGAGAATCGAGAGAACGAGGTCTACGCTATATTACGTGACCAGTTCACTTATACAAAAGAATCTACGAGGAAGCTGGCGAAACATTTGGTTAGGGGTAGCGCAGAGACGGCAGCCTATGTGGAAAATTTGCTTCTAACGAAAGCCACCAGGCGAACCGATACCCCTTTTAGGAGTCTTAGGAGTAGTTTTTCTCCCATAGGCCTACATCAGGACGGGAGTTATGCAGGAGAGACCAACGACTTCTTGCGGGAATTGCGGGGAGCTTCTGGCAGGGGTATGCAAGGTAACGACTACGCTGATGTTGTAGGCTCCGCAGAAGAGCGGTTAGGGCAGACAGTCGCGGTAGAGAAGAAGACCGGAGAGCGGCTAGAGGACGCAAAGGAGCTTGGCCGCAATTTAAAAGATAGAATAAAAAACACACAAACTCTGATAGGCCTACTAGAGAGAAAGAGCACTCTGGCAGAAGTAGAGATGCGTGACCTCTCTAAGCTCCACGGTATGTATGAGGATGGAAATCTCCTTAGTATTGAGGGATTACGAAAATCTACTGCGGAGTTAGATAAATTACTAGAAAAACTGAAAAAAGGGCAAGAAGCTTTAAATAAGGCAGGCAAGCGGGACAGAGAGTTAGATGCTACTATTGCCGCCCTTGAGGGTATGGGGAGTGTAATAACCCAGAATATTGGGCGGTATGAGGACCTCTTCGCCACTATGGGGCTCGGCAAGGGCGCGGACTTTGATAAGGTCCTTGGTAAGGCAGTAGACGCGAAGGCTCAAGAGACAGCCGCAGCAGTCACGTACAATAAGAACCTCAACGAAGAAAAAGAGATTAAGCAACAACTTAATTCTCTTGAGTCTAAACGTGCAGATATATCCGAGGAAGCCACTGACCAACTACTCTCTGATTCTGATAAGAAGCTCGCGGCTATGGAACGTGAGAGAGAAGCAAAAGTAGAAGCACTAGAATTAGAGCGTACTCTTCTGTTGAGACAGGAGGTTATCCGTAAGGAGCAATTAGACGCTGACATAAAGCGGGAGCAGGCCGCCGCCTCCGCCGCTTTAGATAGGGGAGATACCACTGAGCATCTGTCTCGAATGCAGACTATGGCCAGTCTGCGAGAGAATTATAACAGGGATAGCGAGAAATCCGCCGAGAGGCTTGTCGAAATAAAAAAGACATTAGATAATGTTGAGGCGGAGGCCCATGTCAAGAGAATGGGCGAGATTCAGGCGGAGGCCGACAGGAAGTCACAGGCCTTAAAAAAAGAGCAAATAGAAAAAGAAAAACTCCATAAAGAAGAGCTAAAGAGGATTAAAGACCTCCAAGACCGCGAAGAGAACAGACAATCTCTTATCTTGCGTGCGGCAGTGATTCGTATGAAGAAAGAAGGAAGACTCTACAAAGCGCAACAATTCCAGAATATTCAGGATACCATGGCGTTTGAGCGGCAGATGAAGACGGCCTTTAGTACAGAAGGTCTAACTCCTGAGCAGGCGGCAAGGGTACAAAAACAAGCCGAAGCATTCCGACAGGAGTTTAAACTCACACAAGGGGAACGACTTCGTGCGGCAAAGGATAAACAGCAGGGCGTCCGAGAAACCCCTAGTATGCTAGAGAAGGAGGCAGACCTCCAACGGGACATAACCTCACAGATAGCCGAACAGGTTAACTCTGTAGAGGACATGCTGATGTTGTACGTGGCCATTGCCCGTGTGCGTGATATGCAGGAGCGTAGGGCTTTACAGGGGGCGAGGGATTTAGCCAATACGGAGATGAAGGTAATCAATCTTCGTAAGCGAGCTGCGGCAGCTCCCGGCAATGAGGGTATTGAAAGGCAGTTATTTTTAGCTGAGCGAGAATATCAGGCAAAGCAGCCTTTGGCGAGAGCCCGCTATAATCAGGCCGGGGCCACAATGCAAGAGGGCGGAGCAGCAAATCTCCAAGCTGCTATTGATGTGTTAGGCGGAAATCAGGACGCTAACGCACAGAATGTACGTATAATGGGCGGGGAAGCAGGACAGGCTTTGGCCGGTTCTTTACCCTCCCCACTGCCCGTTAAGGTAGTAAATACTGGTGAGATTAAGGCTTCTATCCCAGAGGCAGGCGATGCTCCGGCTGCGGGCCCCCCTTCGGCTATCGAGAAGACCGCACAGGCCGCGGCAGGGGCTTCACCGCCACCAGCAGGAGCAGCGCCGACCGGGTATGCAGCGGCAGGGGCGCCCCACAGAAGGGAATGCGCGGAGAGTGGACCTGGG